ACTGGTAAACAACGCATTTAATTTTTTTTGCACATCTTCAGCATTAGCCACCTGCACAAGCTGTGTAGGCGAATATAAATCAACCATACGCATCCTCTTTGCATTCATTAAAAATAATTGTGGATATATGCTATCACCGATATTTGTCATGCGAATACATGCAACCGAGTGCAATGTTGTATAAAGTTTTGGGATAACAACTTCAGCGCGGATAATTAGTGTTAATATCTTCACTCCCTTTGGTCGGGATTTATGTAGCATGCCGGAAAATTTATTTTTTTCCGGCCTTTTTTATTGGCAATATTTAAAACGGTATATTATCGCCGTACGGATCATCATTCCCCGACTGTTGTTTTGCCCTGTTCAGTGCGTCAGTAGCCTGGCCCTGTTGACCTTTTTTGCCGCCCGGTCGCACCGTTCGCGCACTGATTACGCTGTCTGCGATAACCTGCCAGCCCTGCCGCGTTTCACCGTTCTGTCCAGTCCACTGGCTCACCTGCATGTTACCCGCCACGCTCAGGAGTTCGCCTTTGTGATGCTTTGCCAGCGTGTCGGCTTGTCTGCCAAACGCCAGGACAGATAACCACATCGTCGCCTGACCGTCATCCGACTGACTGCAGGGCAGTGATACCGCCATACGCGCCAGCGTCATGGGGATGCCCTTGCTGGTCTGTTTTGTCTGCGGGTCGTCCACCAACCTCCCGTAAACTGATATTTGCGCCGTCATGCTGCCTGCTCTCCGGACTTAATATTGATGGTTGTCACTTCCTCCGCTTCGGCAATCTCCCGTTCGGTCAGCGTGGCAAAGTTTGCAGCCGCCGTTGTCATGAATGCGCTTATCAGTTCGGGATGTGCTTTCGCGTATCCTTCCCCGGCGTTGCGATCTATTGCCTTAATCGCCACCCTTAGCCAGTGTTCAGCCATATCAAGGGCACGGTAATGTGGCTTTATATGTTTGTTCAGTTTTCCTGATGTGTGCATTTTTATTTTTACCCCCTCGTTTAAAAAGTTTTGAAATGTGGTGCACCTCCTCTACCTCTCTACCTAATCATCTTTCAGGTCAGTAATGGCGCGGCTTTCAGATGGGTAGAGGGCTTTCGGGGCCCTCTACCCATCCTCTACCCGCCCCTCACAAATGACCTTAATCATGGTGGAGGAGGTAGAGGGCTTTTATTTGCCTTCTACCTGGCCCTCTACCTGCTTATCATATTGAATAATATATATTTATTTTCTTTAGGTAGAGGAGGTAGAGGGCTTTTGTCTAAAATTATAAAAACGCGTCGCAATCCTCTGTTGTTGTCACATTGGTTTGCGTAAGTCCTTTAACCCTGCGCGTTATATATTCACATCCGTAAACTTTCGCCGCTGGCTTCATGGCCTTGCTGAAATCAGCCACGTTTAGCGGCTTGCTTCTGCCTGCGTATGCCATAAACGCCAGATAGACGCGGTAAAGGCTGTTTCTGGTCGTGTACTTCACGGAATCGCCACCGCCACCCATCATCAGTCCGCGCGCTTCCTCCAGAAAATTCAGAAACTGGCAAAACTCAATAACCGGATCCGTCTGTTGCTTTATCGCCAGCGCTTCTTCACCGTCGCGCTGTTCAATCAACAAATGTCGCGCCTTTTCTGGATCAGCAAAGTTTGCCAGCAATCTGCGGATAATCACGGGGATTTCAGCCGCGACCTTCTCCGGTAAATCCTTGTCCTTTTCTGCCTCGCTAACGATATTGTCGAAGCGGAAAATTACGCGACGACGTAACACACCTCCGGCCCGTTCGGTGAATATCATCGGGTTATTGTTGGTAGCCAGCACCACCGCCCTGATTACCGCCGTAAAACGCTTTTCATATTTCGGGTTTATTTCCACGGGGTCGCCGCCCGTGATTTTCTTGATGCCCGTGCCTTCGCCTGTATATTTCGGCTGGTCAGCCAGGACGATAAGACGACTCCCGACAACCTGAGCACGCCCACCAGCATCATCAAGCGAAGTCATTTCAGCGCTTACCGTGTTCTGTTTCCCTGCCAGAAGGCTGGCTATGTGCGTGAATGTACTCTTTCCGCTCCCGCCGTCTCCGGTGGCCTCAATAAACATCTGCCAGTCGTACCGGTTCGCCATAATCATGTACAGCGCGGCACATATACGCATCATCTTGCGTGGGTCTTTTCCGGCTGCGTGATCAAGCCATTTATGAAAGTTTGGCGCGTTGTCGCGGATGTTCTCCCCTGGTGCTGGTGGCGTGTACTCAATGCCGTTGTGCGTGGTGATCCAGTTCTCCGGCGAGTGCGGGGAAAATTCCCCCGTTTTCAGGTCAAGCACACCATTGACGAACGGTAGCAAATCACCGGACGGCTCCCCCATGGGGTCGGCAATAACTTTTAACGCCTCCACGGCGTTATTAATTGCACGCTTGCTGAATGTGGCCCTGTGCTCTGAATAGATCGCCACCATTTCGCGGCTCAGCTCCATTGTGCTGACCGGACACCATACCCCGCCGCGCCATACGTGGACGATTTCACTTTCTGCATGAACACACACACCATCAAAGCGATCGGCAAGTAGTTGTGCACGTTCACTGTCTGCCATCTGTGAAAGTTGCGCCTTTTGCTTCGTCGGAAGATTAAGCACCAGACTTTCCCCACGCTCGCATTCCTCTTTGAGTCGCGGCAACTGGTCGGATAAATCCACGGGGCTGGTGTCAGTAATCCCCGCGTATTCGTGTACGGTCTTCACTCCAGCCACAGCCAGTAACGTAACAATCTGCGTCATGCTGTGCTCTGTGATATGTCCTGCGCGGTAAACACGCACACACTGACGATCTTCATCAATGATCCGGTAATCGGTGATGTTTTTCAGTTGCTCATCAGCCAGCACGACAGGCGGCACATCGTCGGCGGCAATATGTTTACCCGCCCATTCCTGCCACTCTTTCGCATGGCTCCACGCATCACTACCTGCAAAGATGATTACCTCTGTCAGTCTGTCGCGTGGCTGTTTTTTTAAGTTCGGTGCCAGTTTCATTTTTTTCCCCTGAATGCGTTAATCATGCTTTTCATTTTCTGGATGTTTCCCCGCGCTTTTTCCCTGCTGATGGGCTTACTGCGGGGTGCGGCATATACCAGGGAAAAATCACGCCGGAACTGATAAACAGGCATCACGCAGTCATAGCTATACCCCTCACGGCGGTAAGTGATGCGCCGTTCTGCCACGCCTTTAATCGTTACCGTGCCGCCGTATTTATCGCGGTAAATATCGCCGTTCATAAATTCAGGCCGAGCGGGGCCGCTGGCATTAACACCAGTATTTTTCATTCCCATATAATTAAATTCCGTTTGTGTGGTGTTTTAATTCGTGAATTTTTTCTAATGCTCTGTTTATCTTGCTGGTGGAAATATCCAGTAATTCAGAAATGGCAAAGGTTAATCTTGCCGTTGACTCGTCACGCTCGTAATTTGTCAGCGATTCAAACCAGACGTTAATAATCTCACTTACGGCATTGTTGTAAGATATTGCGCTTTGTGTGAGTTCATTCAATTCGCAAATTACGCGTTTGTTATTGCTCATTGCGTTTTTCTTCCTCTCCCTGCAACCACGCAGCCACCCCTCCAGAGAGACGCGCCAGTAGGCTCGCCAGTGCGGATATATCAGCATCTGTAATTTTGTTCGGGTATACCTCAAGAAGGCGGCAAATAATTTCTGTCTGGCGCGCACGTTCAGCGGCTTCGTGTAATGTAATTTCCTGCATTAATGCACCTCTTTTAATTCATACACTGCTGAAATAATGACTTGTGATAAGCCATATTCTGATGATTCGCTTCTCACCGCAGCAATAGCCGTCTGAACATTAACAGCCTTCACATTCTGAGCGATACCAATTGTGTGGCCTATTGGGTTAACAGCTCGGGCAAATACACGGAAGGTTTTAAGCATGACTCACTCCCTGGCGGATTTTTGCAGCGAATACAGCAACACAACCGGACGGGCAACGGCTACGCGCTTCGCGTTCCGTCCAGGCGGTTACGTGGATGATTTGAGATTCTCCGGCACTCAGTGCCAGAAAACGCCACACAAAGGCCGTTTGTGTGTGTACAAGGTGTGGTATATGATTTACAGCAACCATAACGGCTCCTAGTTTACGTTGTTGGTTAGACGCCCCGTTACTGCTCCTACAGTGCGGGGCGTTGTTTTTTGTGTAATGGTAAGTACAATGGTAATTACCATGTAACTATAGTAATTAAGGGTAATTACCATGTCAACACCATTAGAGAAACGATCGCCACCATACCAAATGCGACTACCAGAAGAATTTAGAGCGCAACTTGAGGAGGCAGCCAAGGCAGACGGCGACACCTCATTAGCTACTTGGATTAAACGAATACTCCGCAAAGAATTACAACAGCGCGGTATCGAGCCCAAAGGCTGACAGCCAACCAGCAAGCCAGCACACTGATCACATTGCCCACCAGCCGCAAATGTGGCATTGTTGGTGATGCTTTTGTTTTCCCTTGTTCCCACTGGCGACCCTTTTGCGGTCGCCTTTGTTTTGTCACTGAATGCGGTTACCAAAGTAAAACTCAGGCTGATATACACGTATCAGCCTTTTTTCTTCTTCCTCCAGCTCACGCTTTTTGCGCTTACATGCCTGTAGCTCCCTCCCCTTCTCGCTGGCACTTATTTGATATTGCTCTTTACGGCGGGAAAAATCCTGTAATGCACCCCATGGGATACCATAAGCCCCCGTTTTTCTGATACCCGGTATCACATTTCTGAATACCCAGTTACTGAAACGATGAGCAAATGTGCCAGGCGTCGTTGCTTTGCGGCTGCGGGCTATTAGTTTGTAGAAACCTGACTCAGAGATAATTCTCATATTCTGATTTCCTCCTGGGGTGTAAGTTAAATTTACTCCCTTTTCATCATCATCAAGCATCTGCAACGCCGTACGCGAATTGGTTAGTTCCAGCGCAGCACAAACATCTTTTGCAACAAACCACGGATCGCCGTTCAGATACACCACACGAACGTTCACACTATCAAAGCGCAGAACGACGAGATCACGAATATCGCAGAATTTTTTCACTGGACGAGCGTACCCCTTGCCCGTCACGGCAATATTTTTATTCATCGCGTTTTTACCTTATAGACAAAAAACCCCTCGTGATGAGGGGTATTATTTACTGGTTATTGCTGTTTTGTTTTTCCAGGTTTCCATCCAGGATGCCACTCACCACGGATCCATGCCTGAACCTCTGAAAGTCGATACCCTGCTGCACGTTCACCGATCTTGATACGTCGCGGGAATTTACCTGCCTGCTCCATTTTCCAGCGTGTTGAGTTTGCCAGCGTGGTAAGTGCTATGCACTCTTTTTCACGAATGAACCGATCAATGTCCTTCATTGTGTGCAAATCGTTTTCATCAACAAGAGCATAAATTGCCATATCACACCACCTCTTTATTAAGCTCGATAACGTTGTTGTTAAATCCTGCTATCGTATTAAGGTAATTAACCCACATATTAAGCACCTCAAGTTTTTTCTTTATATGCCTGCTTTTATTGTAAACACCAGCAACCCCTTTCACTTTATGGCCTAAAAGAAGTTCCACAATATAAGGATCCGCCCCCATATCATTAAGCGCAGTGGAAAATGTGCGCCTGAAATCATGTATGCACCACAAGCCATTAGTATCATGACCAAGACGCCTGCATATTCTGTTTGCAGCCCCTGTTATTGTCGCCCTTTGCAAAGCACAACCGACAACATAACCGCGATTTTTTGTTTCTGCGTAAAGATTAACGATCCATTGTTTTATTCCGTCAGGAACAGGCCTTACTATAGCCTCCTTGTTTTTGCTGTGCTCTTTTGGGACTGTCCATACCCAGTTTTTTAAATCCCATTCGTCCCAGGTGGATAGCCTCGCCTCCTGCTGTCGGCAACCAAACACCAGGCAGATAACCATTATTCTTCGGTTATATATTGATGACAGAGTTAGCAAATTATTACCGTAAGCATAAGACCATACATCAGCGGTTTCATTGATATTAAGAACGCGATCCCTTATACCGGATGAGCGCCCGACATAACTTACGTTAATATCTCCAAAGGGATCGCACGCGATGTATTGCCTGACGCGACAAAAACGCAACGCCTGTTTGATATCAAGAAAAATTGCACCAGACATAACAGGCGCATTTTTTTTGATCCTGTCAAAGACGGTAAGCCATGTGTGTAATTTGCACTGTTCTATAGCCATATCACCGATATAGGGGAAGATATGCTTTTCAAATCGTTTTATTAAATATTCATGCTCTTTTCTGGCTGTTGTGGCGTGATTATCGTACCAGTAAAACAGCGCATCCCTTACGGTCACTGGTTGCATAGTTTTTTCGGCAGCAAGTTTTATTTGCCTGCGGGGGTCCAGATTTTCAGCCAGCCATTCACGGCACTGATCACGCATGCGCCTGGCCGTTGCAAGAGACATGTCAGGATAGCGACCAAGTGTAAGCCATACCGGAGGGGATTCCCTGCCACCAAGACGATAGTAAAAAACAAAGCTGATCCCCCCAACCATGCTTACACGCACAGACAACCCGCGCCCATCCGCTATTGTTTTTTGTTTGTCCTGCCGTTTTCCGACAAGACTCTTTAACAGTTTGTCACTGAGTTTGTTTTCAATAGCCATTAAAAGCCCTCAAGAGATTTGCAATACACACCCATCCCGATCGCCAATTTGCAATACACATTGCAATACACAAAACCGCGAAAAACTGGAAGGGTGATGAACGGTCATCAAAAGCATGGAAAACGACATTCCAGACGCAGCAAGGGTTTCAGTGGAGTTGGCGAACGATGCGGGCAACTACGGTGAGATGATAGACATAAATCGCCTTCACAATGGCGCTCTGCAGCTGCGTGTTCTGCAGCGTGTCGAGCATCTTCATCTGCTCCATCACGCTGTAAAACACATTTGCACCGCGGGTCTGCCCGTCCTCCACGGGTTCAAAAACGTGAATGAACGAGGCGCGCCCGCCGGGTAACTCACGGGGTATCCATGTCCATTTCTGCGGCATCCAGCCAGGATACCCGTCCTCGCTGACGTAATATCCCAGCGCCGCGCCGCTGTCATTAATCTGCACACCGGCACGGCAG